CCATCTGCCGCGCTTCCGGTGAGTTAGCGTAGGCAGTTCGGTTGTTGGGGTATAAATGCAGCGTGGCTTTGTCGTAAACCGCGTAGAAATACTCCGCGATACGCACCGAGTCTTCCAAAATCCACTGCGAGAGCTGCTCGTCGCCTACGCCGCGCGTTGAAATGGATGAAATCGGTTCGGCGTCGGGAAACAAACGCGCAAACTCGTCTTTCGGCATGTCTTCAGTGATGAAGCAATACTCAGCGTCCGATCCGCACGGGTCTTGAATGTGCGGATCCATGTAGACGCTAAAAGAATTACGGATGCGCTGCAGGCGAAGGTCTTGATCGAAGCTCGTCTCGTCGCAGTATTCCGTCAAAATGCGAAAATACCCTTCGCCGTAGGTCACTTGGTTATCGCACGCCGTGTCGTACACGACGTCGGCGTCGGACATGTACTCGATGTGGCGCACCACACCGTTTAATACCTCAGCGACCTCAATATCCGCCTGATCGTCAACCGGGATGACCTTACCCGACGGCCGATTCTGACGCTGATCGTTTGTGACCTGACGCACATGCTGCGGCAGTTTATTGATTGTCAAACACGGTCGCGCGTTGATTGTCTGACCCTGCACCGCACCGCGTGTGGCAAGCACCTCTTGTGGCCACTGCCAACGGTTGTCCGGCGAGCCTGCCATGAAGCGCAAGTCATCAAGCTCGCTGTCTCTCGAGTCACTGTACGCCGACAACGACTGTTCCAGACGATCGCGCATGCGCGCCAGCACGTCAGCTGCGTCCTTAGTGCGACGCGATTGCGGACTGTTGGCGACTTGCGCCGCGCCTTTCATGCCTGTCGGGTCTTGAGCCATGACTTACTTCTTGCCTTTCTTTGCCGCCGCGCGACGCTTTACAGAATACGCAATCGCAGCCGCTTGAGCGGGCTTTTTTCCTGAGCGAATCTCTTGTTTAAGGTTTTCGCGAAATGCTTTATTAGTGGCCGACTTAACTAAAGGCATTTAACGTACCCCTTTACGTCCCATCGGCGATGGGCGGAAGTCTACCGTCGTGCGGATAGCGTCGCTATTCATCTCGCGCTTTGGTGCGCGAGGCTTTTGCATTTTTGGCGCGCTTTGTCGGCTTTGCGCGATCATGTCGCCGATCGTCGCGCCGGGCGACACGCCGGTCATTTTTCGGTAGTTCATTTGCTGGGCCTCTTTTTGGCGGTTTTGGCAGATTCTCTAAAGGCTTTGGCTGTAGGGGCACCTTTAGCACCAGGTTTACGCATCTTCTCACCAGAGCCTGCAGCGATGCGAGCGCGTTTTTCATGAATTCGAGCATATAGTCCCTTCTTACTAGCCATTAGCTACACTTCCATCTTTTAAGTGATGCTTTGGCCCGTTCTGCTGGGCCTTTAGCGTTACGAACGACGCCCTTCATTCTTGCGCAGAACGACTTCTTACGTCCGGCGTCTGCCTTAGTCTTAGGGTTGGGTGCCGGCGCTTTCAGGTTGCTGCCGGTGGCACGGTTGTACTTGGCGCGTCCTTTGGCCGTCAGGCCAGCGCCAGCTTTGGTCGACTGCTTCTCGCCGCGTCCTACAGACAACGACACCGACTTGCGAGCCATTACGCCCCCATCCAGCTACCGACGCTGCCGCCTTCATTGACCGCAATGCGCCTAGCTTTCTCTCTATATTCGCGCTGTGCGAGCGGAAATGCAAATGTCACCGCAAGCGCATCGGCCGCGTCAGGGCTTGCCAGCCCTCGCGCCTTCATCTCTTTCTTACCCTCTAAGAAGATAGTGCCCGACGAGTTCGGCTTCTGCGTCGGCCCGGTCAGGTCTGTCTTCAGCTGCCGATCGTTCGGTATGTGCCCCTCGCGCAGCCACTCGCGCATGTTGCCCCAGAGCTCCGCGCGCTTGTTGCCCCACATCACCGGGTTCTTCGCCTTCCACCCGAAGTTCACCCCGCGCACCTTGTAGCGCTGCTCCTTGAGCCGATCCAATATGCCATACCCCAGGCCGCCCTCGTCGATGACGGTAAACACCGGGTTGTACTCCTCGATCGCGTCGATTACGCGACCGACCGTCGTCATGGTGTCCTCGCCCTTGTAGCGCTTGATGGCGATAATGTCCCGCCCCTGCCGCGCGACGATCACGGTGCTGTCGGAGCCCGATCGCGCAGGGTCGACCCCGAGCACCACCGGCGCCGTCTCGTCCTTCCACCGCTGTCGGTTGCACGCCGCCTCGACGACCGCCGGGCCGATAAACTGATCGTCGCCCTCAAGCGGAAACTGACCATACACCTCGATGCGCGCCTCGGGGCTGTCCGCGCCGTACTCGTCGATGATCTGCTGGTAGACCATCTTGTCGGTGTCCTCCACCTCGCGCGCGTCGATGCTCTCTGTCTGCCAAAACGCCCGTTTGGCGTTGAAGCACTCAAAGAAGTACCCCTCGTTGCGGCGCGGGTTACTAAACGCGCACCAGAATCGGTGCGGTGTGTTCTCCGTGAAGAACCCCGCCGTCACCGCCCAGATGGGGTCAGGTATGCCCGACGCCTCGTCGAAGATGACGAGCACGCCGTCGTGGTTGTGCACGCCCGCGTACGCGTCCGGGTTTTCCTCGCTCCACAGCCGCCCCTCGACCGACCAATAGCGCGTGCCTTTCTTCAGATCGCGCTCGACTAATTCGGCGATCCACTTGGCCGGCATCAGCCGCGTGGCGGACACTTCGAACCAATGGCTATTGATTAGCAACGCGAGCCACTTGGTGATCTCGGCCCACGTCACCGAGCGCAGCTGCGCCTCGCTGTTAGCCGAGATGATGGTCGTCGAGCCTATCCGCGTCGACAACATCCACAGCGTTATCCAACTCACCAACGCCGACTTGCCGATGCCGCGACCGGAGGCGGTCGCCATGCGCAGCACCTCGTACGCCTCGCGCGTTTTATTCGCGCGAATATGCTCGGCAAATTTGCGCAGCACTTTTCGCTGCCATTTGCGTGGGCCGCTGAAGTGCTCTAGCGGCGTGCTGGCTTGGCCCCATGGAAACGCAAACAGCACGAACGCCTCGGGGTCATCCTTAATCGCGGGTGACCAGAGCTTGCTCATGAGCAGCTCTTCTTGGTCAGCGCTATAGATCGGCGTTTGCATGCGTCGGCTGGTCGATAGTTAGTGGTGCCCGTTCATCTTGTGCCAAGCGACCAGCAATGACGCGCGATTCCGCCTCTCGCAGTGCTGCCGTGATGCTGATCTGCTGTTGTATGTCGACTTGCACCTGTTGCTTCGCCACCCAGCCGTGCACATGCGTGAGTATGGATAGGGCAGCCTTAGCGTCCCCTTGACGCGCGGCTTCGCGGAGTTGCGTGGCGGCTTCGACGTGTCCATCGGCGCGTCCCTTCTCTTCGGCTAGTTGGGCCATCGGATCTAGCTGGCACAAACGGCGGTACTCGATCGGCAGCAACCCTGCCGCCAACGCCAACGTATCACCTTTCAACCCGAGCGCGGCGGCGTCGTAAATCGCCTGCAGCGTTTTTTCGGTTGCTTTCACCTCGCGCGGCGCGAATGGCAAAGACTTTAAGGACATGGCTGAAGGTTACTGGATGAAAGCACAGGGCTGCAAGCTGGTGGGCTAAAAAATAAAAAATTTTTTGCGAACGCTCCCCGTAATTTTGACCGGGTGCCTTCGGGCCCTACCCCCCCCATGCCAGCGGCCAGCGGCCGCCAGCCTCCAGCCCGCCAGCCCGGAGCTGGGCGCCCCCACCCCGCCAGCCCGCAACGCTCGAGCTCGAGCGCCGGTGCGCGCGACGCGCGGGCGTTGGGTCATTCGGGTCATGGCATGCGAGCCGGTGCGGGCGCCAGCGCGGGCATGCGGCCGTCGGCTTTTGGGTCATTTGGGTCATGGCGTGTCGATTGCCCAAAGTGCCCAACGGCATGCGGGCGTGGGCATGGCGGCGTGGGCGCTTTGGGTCATTTGGGCACTTTTGTCACACAAAAAAAGTCGATAGCCCGCTCCAGCATGCGGCGCTGTAACGCACTACTGTACGCCCATACAGTATATAAAGACTTTTTAAATTTAATCAAAAACCATGACCCAAATGACCCAAAACCCCCTCGCGCCCTATGGAAATAGGCTCGAGCGCTTGGGCAATTCTCGCCGCGCTTATGACCCAAACATCACCCAAATGACCCAACATTCGCGCGCTGTCGCATGTATCCGCCTGTTGGTCGCCACATAAAAAACTATTTGTCGATCTTGCGCTCGCCGATACAATAGACCCCGCCGGCACGAAAACAGCGCCAGCCGGCGGCGCCAAAATAAGGTACACGAAAATGACGCGACTCGAGCATTACCGAATGATCACCGAAACCGCCACCGAGCGCGGCGCCCGCTGGACTAACCACGATGTGGCAACGTTTCATTACTTCAACCCTAACGGCCTAGCAGCTCG